TAAAGAAGATTCTCCATGCAATCCAAGAGGTTTCTATTCTATTACAAAGAAGTGTGCAGAAGATTTACTCATTGATTTCTGTAGAACCTATAAAGTAAAGTATAGAATACTGAGGATGCCTAATGTTGTGGGAGGATATGATCCAAAAGCATCCCCAAAGAAGAACGCTATTCATTATCTAATTGGTGAACTTAAGAGGGGTAATGATATTACCCTCTATAATGATGGAGATATAATTAAAGATATAATGCATGTAGATGATGTCTGCAGAGCAATTAACACGGTTGTTAACCGTGGAGAATTTGATACGATATACAATATTGGCAGTGGACAGCGGACAACTCTAGGTGATATAATTAGAACGGCGAAACATTTCTTAAACTCAGATTCAAAAATTCTGACAAAGAAAGCAGACACTCAAGACATGTATCTTGACTCATGTAAACTAAGAGCACTTGGTTTTAACCCACAAATATCGCAAACAGACATCATCAGAGAATTATGTATCAACTGATTGAAAACTTTATTAACGATGCAAAGGAGATGGATGATGACATCTTTCCTTTCATGGCTAATAAAGACTGGAAAGAAGGTAAACCGGTATATTATTCTGGCCCTTATTGGGATGATCACGAAGCGAGGGAACTTGTTTATTCAATCATGAAAGGCAAGTGGTTGTCTTCTGGTGAGAAAGTCAATAAGTTTGAGCGTGAGTTCTCAAGTAAGTTTGGATTTGAGCACTCTGTGATGGTGAACTCTGGTAGTTCTGCCAATCTTGTCATGGTTGCTGCATTGAAGAAGTACTTCAATTGGCGAGATGGTGATGAGATTATCGTATGTGCTTGTGGTTTTGCCACAACAGTAGCACCTATTGTTCAGGCAGGTTTAAAACCAGTATTTGTAGATATTGTTTGGGATGATCTTAACTGGAATCTTGAACAAGTAGAATCTAAAATTACGGATAGGACAAGAGCAGTATTCTCTTCACCCGTCCTTGGTAATCCATACGATATGGATTGTCTGTATGATATTCTAGATAGGCATCAACTTGAACTGATCGCCGATAATTGTGATAGTCTTGGTAGTAAGTATGACGGTAAGTATCTTACAGATCGTGCTGTAGCAGCATCATGCTCATTCTATCCCGCACATCATCTATGTACGATTGAGGGTGGTATGGTATCCTCTAACATCAAAGGTGTTGTGGATCTCGCACGTAGTTTTGCATGGTGGGGCCGGGGATGCTATTGTGTCGGACAGCAAAACCTCCTTCCTAATGGAGTATGTGGAAAGCGTTTCGATAAGTGGTTAGACAAGTATGATGACATTGTGGATCATAAGTATGTCTTTTCTAATATGGGTTATAACCTTAAGCCTCTTGATCTGCAGGGTGCTGTAGGTTCTGTTCAATTACTCAAGTATGAAGAAATTCATAATATTCGTCGTCGTAACAAGTGGAAGATTCAGCAAATTGTTGAAAGAATTCCTGGTATTCGTGTAATGAACGAAATGCCTAACGCCGAAACAAGTTGGTTTGGTGTTCCCATTTTATGCGAAAATAAAAAACTGAAGCATTCTCTAGTTCTTCACTTTGAGAAAAATAAGATTCAAACCAGAAATTACTTTGCTGGAAACATTCTTCTTCACCCCGGATACTCACACCTTGATGATGCGAATAAATATCCAAACGCGAACCAAGTGTTAGATCTTGTATTTTTCCTTGGGTGCTCGCCCACAATCACCGATGAGATGATTGATTATATTAGTAAGGTATCATCTGAATATGTTAGCGACTGAATTTTTGCATGGACAAGGACTTGGAAATCAATTATTCGCATATGTAACAACTAGAGTCTTAGCCCATAGATTGGGTTACGACTTTGGCATTAAAGGACTTCAAAACGCTGGAGATTCTAGAGTTAATAAGAAAGGTTTTTATTTTATGAATCTTGATTATGGGAAAAAAGTTCCTGATGATCTTGAAATATATTTTGAATATCGACATGCCATTCACACTGATGAATATTTGCGCACTGATATTCGGTTAACTGATAGGAATTTACTCTCTATTCCTGATAATCATCTTCTTCATGGCATATTTCAGTCTGAAGATTATTTTTATAATGAAATCGATCTCGTAAAAGAGTGGTTGAAAGTTCGTATAATGTACGAACATGATGACACAAATGGAAAGAACATCTGTGTTCTTAATTTTCGCGGTGGAGATATGGTGGGCAATGCTGGTGCATTTGTCCCCAGAACATATTGGGAAAATGCAATGGAGCATATGTCTCAGTATAATCCAAATATGGAGTATTGCATTGTAACCGATGATGTTAAATCTGCTAACAGGATGCTTCCTGATATTCCTGCATACCATATTGACGTTGCATGGGATTATGTCGCTGTCAAGAATGCAAGGAACGTTATCTGTACCACCTCTACTTTCTCCTGCTTCCCTCTCTGGACATCAAAAAATCTAGAGATGTGTATTGCACCTAAGTATTGGTTCCATCATAATCTTTCTCAGGGGTGGTGGAGTCTTGGCTGCAGTATCTATAGTTATCCAACATATTATATGGATAGGGAAGGCAAACTCTTTACACCAGATGAATGTAGAGTAGAATGGGAGAAGTATAAAAAGACTTCAAACATTTATGATGGTGATTTGTAATGATAAGAAAACTTGAATATTTTCCCAATAAGTATAATCACTGTAAAAATGTATGTTGGGAAGATGTAATTGTAAAAATTGAAGATGAATTTACTAAAAAATCTCACAAATTTTTGCCAATAGAAGATCTTCCTCCCACATTTGTTTTACATAACAACTTTCTTCCTAACACAATACAAATAGCGTATGATGAAGTTCGGGAATGTGATGAAATTAATGAAATGCATATCTACACATCTTTAGGTAAAGGAAGTCCTACTTTTGGAAATCATAAAGATGATTGTGATGTTTTACTTGTGCAATCTGTAGGTAAAATGATGTATAATGTAGAGGGTAAAACTTTTATGTTGAATCCTGGCGATGGACTTATTATCCCCGAGGGTGTTTATCACAACCCTATTGTTTTAGAACCAAGAATAACTTTAAGTTTCTCGTGGTAATTATGATGTCTAAAATTAATCTGCCCGATGTCACACTGATATCTGTTGACACTACAGACGATTTATCAGGAACTCTCAATGGTGTATATACCAGCATGTCTGGCATCAAATTTGGTGATGTCAAACTGATTACAACACAAGAACAAATTGATAAAAATTCTAATCTTGTAGAAGATGGTATTACAATGCAAACTCCTGTATGTGATATTAAAAACTATGATGATTACAATTATTATGTTGTTTATCATCTTCATGAGCATGTAGATACCTCACATTGTCTTCTTGTTCAACCAGATGGATTTGTATTGTTTCCAGAAAAGTGGGATGATACTTGGCTTGAATATGATTATATTGGAGCACCCTGGGCGATTGTAGAGGACGCTTACATTGATCCGTTCGGTAGACATTGGCGTGTTGGCAATGGAGGATTCTCTATGCGTAGTAAGAAATTCCTTGAAGTTCCTACCAAAGTAGAAGTGCCATGGGAAACAAACAATAGTGATTTTTACTGGATGCCTGAGGGTGTGGTAAACTATCATGAAGATGGAAACGTCTGTGTCCACAACAGACATATCTTTCAAAAAGAGGGTATGAAATATGCTCCAGTGGACGTTGCAGTAAGGTTCTCACAGGAAACCAGAGTACCTGAAGCAGAAGGTGTAACACCATTTGGTTTCCATTATAGATTGCCCCCAGGAGTTGAACTTTCATGATTGGACATAACCACATTGGTACAAACGGAAGATTTGGTAATCAAATGTTTCAGTATGCTGCAACCAGAGGTATTGCTGCAGCGAGGGGATATGAATTCATCATCCCTGATGGGCCCAAAACAGATGAAGAGTTTAATGATGAAGAGAAACAACATAAACTCTTCATGGCATTTGATATGGCAGGTGCTAAGAATATTGGTTTTCTAGAAGCGGGATATCGCAAAGAGGCATCTTTTCGGTACGATCAAAGTATTGTTGATGAATGTCCTGATGATGTAAATCTATATGGGTTCTTTCAATCAGAAAAATACTTTAAGCATATTGAAGATGAAATCCGTGAGGATTTTACTTTTAGAGACGAAGTAGAGGAGAACTGTCACAATTTTCTAGATCAAGCGGTGGGTGAGAATGATTTCATCACCCTTCATGTTCGTCGTACAGATCATTTAATTAAACCAACATTCCACCCAGTCTTACCTATCAGTTATTATGAAGAAGCACTTGGACGAATGCCTAAGGATATCCCTGTGGTTGTACTCACGGATGATCCATCGTGGGCGTTCGGACACAAATTCTTTGAATCAGATCGTTTCTTTATCTCTGAGAGTGACAACATTCACGATATGTGCCTCATGTCAATGTCGCAATACAACATCATCGCAAACTCTACCTTCTCCTGGTGGGGAGCATGGCTCGCAGGACATACAAATGTGATTGCACCCAGACTGTGGTTTGGCCCTGATGGCGAAGATCCTACAGACATTTACATCGATCGTTGGGAGTACCTTGATGTCAGAAATTAGTATATGCATTCCCACCTACGAATATCGAGGTGATGGAGTTTTTTATCTTGAAAAGTTATTTGATACAATCGCAAATCAATCTTTCAAAGACTTTGATATTGTTATTTCTGATCATAGCGAGGATGACGTGATTCAGGAATGGTGTCGTAATTGTGACTATGATTTTGATATTACATATATTAAAAATCCAAATGGACGAGGAAGTTTAGCAGCAAATACTAATTGTGCTATTGAAAATGCTGAGGGTAAAATATTAAAATTAATTTATCAGGATGATATTTTTATTAGCAATGATGCCCTTCAAAAAATATATGAAGTATTTCAAAATGGTGCTAAATGGTTAATTCATGGGTTTACTCACACTACTGATGGTGTAGAAACTCATAGAGATTGCTATCCAGAATGGACTGCAAGAATGCTTGAAGGTGACAACTTATTAGGTAATCCATCAGGTACTGCATTTCTTAATGGTACTTATGATGGTATGGACGAGAAACTTAATCTCTTAATTGATACTGAATTGTATCATCGAATGAGAGTAAAGTATGGTATGCCAGCAATAATTGATGACGTATTAACAGCAAACCGCGAGCATGATAATAGAACTAGTTCCGGTGGAATTGATTATAATGCCACTATTTCTGACTCATCTAGAACTTGGTTGGTAAATAAAGAAGAAATAGATCATATCTATCAAAAGCATTCAGAATTTTTTGTGACGAGAAAGTATCCTGATGAGAATTGATTTAACCGACGCA